TGACGCTGATGTTGGATTAAAATTAAAACACACAGCTACAGCTGATGACAAACCAATTGTATTAACACTACAAACTGGTGAAACAGACATGGCAGCAAATGATGTTATGGGTGCCATTAGATTTCAAGCTCCTGATGAAGGGACTGGAACAGATGCTATTTTGGTAGCCGCTGCAATTCAAGCAGTATCAGAAGGTGACTTTAGTTCATCTAGTAATGCTACAAAATTAGAATTTCACACTGGAGCAAGCGAAGCTGCATCTTCAAAAATGAGTTTAAGTTCTGCTGGACTATTAACTATTGCAGATGATTTAATGATTAAAGATGGCGGTACTATTGGTGTTGCTTCAACTAATGATGCATTAACAATATCTTCTGCTGGACTTCTTACAGTTAAAGATGATCTTGTAATTAAAAGCGGTGGTACAATAGGTGGTGGAGGTGATACAGATTTATTAACTTTAGGTTCAGCTATATTAACTGTTGCAGGCGAAGTTCAAATGACAACTTTAGATATTGGTGGAACTAATGTTACATCAACAGCAGCAGAATTAAATAAACTAGATGGTGTAGGAACATTAGCTGAAGCAGGAAAACAAACTATATGGGTTCCCGCACAAGCTATGACACCTACAACTTCAAATGGTTGTGCTACTTTAGCAACAGTAGAAACAACTTCAGGTAGACCTGATATGAATGTTTTAGATTTTGATAAAGATAGTGACGAGTTTGCTCAATTTGCTGTGGCTTTTCCTAAATCATGGAATTTAGGTACAGTTACTTTTCAATGTTTTTGGTCTGGTATAGCGGCCACTACTGGTGTTGCTATATCATTAGAAGGTGTAGCAATGAATGATAATGAAACTATTGATGTTGCTTATGGAACAGCTGTAGTTGTTACAGATGATGCACAAGGAGCCGTTGAAGAATTAAATGTTACTGCTGAAAGTGGTGCAGTAACAATTGCAGGAACTCCAGCAGATAATGATCTTTGTTATTTTAGAGTAGGTAGAGATGTATCTGATGGTAATGACGATATGGATGGTGATATGAGATTACATGGCATTAAAATATTTTTTACAACTGATGCTGCTAACGATGCGTAATAAATATGAAAGATTTAAATAATTTTTTTAATTTAGAATCACAAGGTAAAGGTTCAAAAAAACCACAAAGTAGAGGCAAATTTTTTGGTTACCGAGTTTTAGGATTTGGTGCTGGAGTTGCGGCAGCAGCAGAATATGCTGCAAACTATTTAGTAATAGCTGGTGGAGGCTCTGGTGGCGCTGGAGGTGGCGGTGCTGGAGGTTATAGAGCATCTGGATATGGACCTTGTGCATCTCGAAGTGCAGCTTTATCAATTGCTGCAGGAACTTATGCTGTAGTTGTTGGAGGCGGCGGTAGTGGTGCTATTATTGGTCGATGCACAAGAGGAAATTCAGGATCAAATTCAAGTCTTGGTTGTTTAGTTGCTGCCACTGGAGGTGGTGGCGGTGGAGGTGGTGGTTCAGCCCCTGCACCAACTAGATGTGGTCTTGGTGGAGGCTCTGGTGGAGGCGGAGGTCAAGGACCTGGCCCTGCTAGTGGTGAAAGAGCAGGAGGAGCTGGTAATGCTGGAAGTTATGATCCAGTTGAAGGTTATGATGGTGCACCAAACAGTTGGCCGACAGGATCTCCAAGTTATGCAAACCCAAGTGCATTTGGGGGAGGCGGTGGAGCTTCTGAAAAACCACCTAAACCTACTGACAACGCACCAGGAACAACTTCTGGAAGAGGTGGAGCTGGTAATCCAAACGCTATTACAGGAAGTGCCGTTAGCTACGCAGGTGGCGGCGGTGGTGGTGCCAGTGGATATGTAAACAGTGCTGCAGCTGGAAGTCCTTGTGGAACAGGTGGAGCAGGATCTCCAGGACCTGCTGCAGGTACAGCAGGAACTACTAATAGAGGTGGTGGCGGAGGCGGCGCTTGGGGCGCTGGAACTCCTGTAAGTCCAGGTCACGCTGGAAGTGGTGGATCAGGTTTTGTAGCTGTGAGAGTCCCTGTTTGTGCAACTGTATCAGTAACCCCAGGGGGGTCAGTAGCATCTTGTGTAGGTCCCGCTAACGATAAGGTGGCTACATTTACAGCAAATGGTTGTTTAACTATTTCGTAATTGATCTAGACTTTTATTAAAAATAAATATATATACATTTATTATAATGTTTGAAATTAAGAAAGATATTCTAACAGAAGAACAATTAAAACACATACAAGAAGCAGTTACTACTGATATTTTTCCTTGGTTTTATAAACCAAAATTAACTCACGGAAAAAGTTCAGATGGATTTCTTTTTCAACATTATTTATATAGAGAATCTAACCCTAATTCAAAATTTTATTATATAATACCTGATTATTTTAAAAAACATTTAGATTATAAAGCATTAATTTTATCTAGAATAAATTTTAATCTACCTAAAAAAGAAAAAGTTTGTTCTCGATTTCATGTGGATGAAACATACCCGTGTAAAACTGCCTTATTTTATATCAACACTACTAATGCTACAACCATTTTTGAAAATGGTAAAAAAGTTAAAGGAATAGAAAATACCTTAGTTATCTTTGATTCTATGATAAACCACAAAGTACAATTTAACACTGATGGAAAAGAAAGGTATGTAATTAATTTTAATTATTTTTAATTATATGAATTTAAATCATTATTATTGGTATTTTCAATCAGTAATTCCTCACAGACTTTGTGATGATATTATAAAATATGGAAAATCTTTACAAGACCAAATGGCGGTTACGGGAGGTGATAGTAATAAAAATTTAAATGAAAAACAAATTAAAGATTTAAAAAAGAAAAGAGATTCTAATATTGTATGGATCAGTGATCGTTGGATTTACAAAGAAATTCAACCATATGTGCAAAAAGCAAATGAAAGTGCAGGTTGGAATTTTGATTGGAATTGGTCTGAACCTTGCCAATTTACAAAATATAATAAAGGACAGTATTATAATTGGCATCGTGATAGTTGGACCAAACCCTATGAAAGACAAGAAGGAGATCAGTCAAATGGAAAAATTAGAAAACTATCTGTTACAGTTTCTTTATCAGAGGGAGGTAAAGATTATACTGGAGGAGAATTAGAGTTTGATTTTAAAGATATGGATCCTGATAAAAAACAGAAAACTATAAAATGTAAGGATATACTTCCTAAAGGATCTATAGTGGTGTTTCCTTCTTTTTTGTGGCACAGAGTATGCCCTGTTAAAAAAGGATCAAGATATAGTTTAGTAATATGGAATTTAGGATGGCCTTTTAAATAAAAAAGATGAAACTGACCAAAAAAGAATTTGAACTAATTAAGAGATATGATGGTTTTAATATACTCGGGACTGCTTTGTTTATGAATGATGGCTATTGCTATTTAGATGATGATAATATGCCTACTAATGGTCCTTTAAACTTATCTAGTAAATGGAAACCTTGGACTTATCAAGTAAATCTATACAATGTTTTATTAGAAACAGCAGGTATTGATATAAACAATAAAAATATAGAATTATTGGATGTAGCGTGTGGACAAGGTGGTGGAGCATCTTTTTACAAAGATTACTACAAATTTAAATCCGTATTTGGAGTAGATTTAAACCCAAACTATATTAAACATGCATCAAAAAGAGATAGTAATGTTAATTTTTTAAATGCCAGTGCTACTAATATACCTTTAGCAGACAATAAATTTGATATAATCACCTGCCTTGAAGCAGAAATATACTTTGAGCCTTTGGAAAAATATTGCCAACAAGCTGTTAGATTACTTAAAAAAGATGGTTTTTTAATCCACTCCTCTTCTGACTTATCTATCAATAAAAGTATATTTGAAAGATATTTTGAAATAATTAAAATCAGGGATATAGGTAATAATGTGGGGGTTGGATGTGCCATAAGTAAACATATGTTTTGGAACAATAAAACGTTGAGGGAAATTTATATTAACGATGAGTATAGAAGTTTGCTTACAGGTAAAACATATGAGGTGTATGTAATGAAAAAGAAACAAAAAAAAGCAAGAAAAGTAAAGACTCAAAAAGAGTTTGATAAAATATCATGTGAAAGTGCTAAAGCATTTCCAAAAAAATTAAACAGAGAAAATTATTTTCAGTGTCCCATATGGTTTGCAGACGAACCAAGTTTTGTTAAAGATTTAAATAAAGCATCTGATAAGTATATTAAGCAAGCTAAGAAAAATTTAAAAAAAGATATTGATAAAAGAAATAAAAAATTTGGTGATAAAGGAGATATGGGTCACGTATTTCATTCAAGCACTTTAATTGATGATCCTAATTTTTTAGAATTACAAAATTATGTAGGTGCAACATCTCATAATTTATTAAATGAGATGGGTTTTGATTTAACTCAATATCAAGTATTTACTACAGAAATGTGGGTACAAGAATTTGCTAAAGATGGAGGAGGACACCATACACTACATACTCATTGGAATGGACATATATCTGGTTTTTACTTTTTAAAAGGCAGTGAAAAAACATCAAAGCCTATGTTTGAAGATCCAAGACCAGGTAATATGATGAATCTTTTACCTCAAAAATATCCAACTAAAATAACCTATGCAAGTCATCAAATAAGTTATGAAGCAAACCCTGGAAAAATGATATTTTTTCCATCTTATATGCCGCATCAATATGTAGTAGATATGGGATATGAACCATTTAGATTTATACATTTTAACTGTCAAGCAATACCTAAAGGAGCATTAAATGTCTTTCAAAAAAAATAAATACACAGTATTAAAAAAAGCTATATCAAAAGAGATAGCAGATTTTGCTTATTCTTATTTTTTAAATAAGAGAAAAGTAGCAAAATTTTTATTTGATCAAAAATTTATTTCACCTTATACTGAATATTGGGGAAGATGGAATGATCCACAGGCACCCAATACCTATGCACATTATGCAGATGTAGTTATGGAAACTTTATTACAAAAAGTAAAGCCCGTAATGGAAAAACATATAGGTATGAAATTATCTGAAACTTATTCTTATGCAAGAATTTATAAAAAAGGAGATGTTTTAGCTAGACATATAGATAGATACTCATGTGAAGTATCTACTACATTAAATCTAGGGGGCGATGAATGGCCTATTTATTTAGACCCAACAGGCAAAAGAGGTCAAGCTGGTGTTAAAATAGATTTAGGACCAGGAGATATGCTTATATATTCTGGTTGTGATTTAGAGCATTGGCGAGAAGAATTTACAGGCAAAGATTGCGGACAGGTGTTTCTACATTATAATCGTAAAGGATCTAAAACAGCTAAAGAAAATGAGTTTGATGGAAGACCTTTCATAGGTTTACCTGATTGGTACAAAGGGTTTACAGTATCTAAAAAGTAATATATATGATATTCTTACTACATTAAGGAGTAAAAATATGGCACACTTTGCAGAATTAGAGTCAAAAACAGATCCAACAGGATTTACATCTGATACCCATTTAATAGTTAAACAAATTACAGTTGTAGCAAATGATATATCAGCAGGGGGTGGCACATTAGGAAATAATGATTGCCATGTTGATGGAGAAACATGGTGTAAAAATTTTTTTAAAAAACCAAATACAGAATTTAAACAAACTTCTTATAGTAATAGTTTTAGAAAACAGTATGCAGGTATTGGATATAGATACGATGCATCAAAAGACAAATTTATATGCCCACAACCTTATGCTTCATGGTCACTAGATGGTAGTGATGATTGGCAAGCACCAATAACTTATCCATCAGTAATTGATGATGGCGAAGATACACCTGTATGGGGATACATAATTACTTGGAATGAAACTAAATATAATTCTGATAATACTAAAGGTTGGGAGGCAATAAAATCAAACGACAACGCGGAAACACCAACAATTTACGATTGGAACGGTACAGCTTGGGTATCCGCATAATAAATAAAGTTTAATATGCTACAAAAAGTACAATTTGCACCAGGGTTTAATAAACAAGTTACAGCAACAGGTGGCGAAGGCCAATGGGTTGCTGGTGATAATGTTAGATTTAGATATGGTACACCTGAAAAAATAGGTGGTTGGGCACAACTAGGTTCTATTGAATTAACAGGACGTAATACAGCTATTCATCATTTCGTTAATGCATCAGGTATTAAGTATGCTGCATTAGGAACTAATAGAATATTGTATGTTTATTCTGGTGGTATCTTTTATGATATACACCCTATTAAAGCTACAACAACTTTAACAAATGCATTTTCCACTACTAATGGATCAGCGACTGTAACTGTAACTTTTTCATCAGCCCATAATATAAATAAAGGTGATGTTATTTTATGTGATAATTTTACATCTATAACAAACTCTAATTTTGGATCTGGTGATTTTGACGATGTAAAATTTCAAGTAGCAAGCATACCATCAACTACTACTTTAACTATTACAATGGGCTCTAACGAATCTGGATCAGGTGCATCAACATCAGGTGGTATTAGAGTTAGACATTATTATCCTGTAGGACCTGCAGTTGAAACAGCATCTACTGGTTGGGGTCTTGGATCATGGGGTGGTGTAAAACAAGGACAGTTTACATCAACATTATCTGCAGACATTAATGCATCAGCAACATCTTTAACTATAGCAAGTTCAACATCTTTTGCATCATCAGGAACAGTTATTATAGACAATGAATTAATTACATACACAGGTAATAGTGGCGGAACATTATCAGGATTAACAAGAGGTGCTAATGGTACAACTGCTGCATCACATTCAAGTGGCGATACAGTAACCGATGCATCTAACTATTTTGCATGGAATGCTGCAGCCTCTGGAGATGTTGTAACAGCACCGGGTTTATGGTCATTAGATAATTTTGGTAATAAACTTGTTGCAACTATATTTGGTGGGGAAACATTTACATGGGATTCTGATCCAGTTGGCGGAACAAGCACAAGAGCAGCGATACTTGCAAATGCACCAACAGCATCTTCGTTTAGTTTAGTATCAACACCGGATAGACACTTAATATTTTTTGGAACAGAAACAACTATTGGCACATCAAGTACAAGAGATGAAATGTATATTAGGTTCTCGGACCAAGAATCAATTGACGCAAGTACGTCATACACACCTAGTGCAATTAATACTGCGGGTACACAAAGACTTGCAGATGGATCTAAGATTGTTGGTGCTATTAGAGGTAGAGATGCAATTTACATTTGGACAGATACAGCATTATTTATTATGAGATTTGTTGGTGCTCCATTTACTTTCTCGTTT